TGTGTACACACCCTCGTATGATTTGACCCATTCCGTGCCATTGAACCTGTACTGTATGCCCGTGTTTAGGTTGGTCACGTAGTGTTGTGTTGAATCTGGATTCGATGCGTCAAAGGCCACATTCCACTTGGATGTTGAACTGTTGTATTCGATGATGTCACCAACGCTGGCCACCAGTGTACCCCAGGTTTGACTCTGGAAACTGGCCGTTGAGTCTCCAACATCATTGATCACCAGATACCTATCACCATTCACAGGTGTGCCTGGATCAAAGGTTGCAGGATTTATGATCTTCTTGACCGCTGTCAGTGAGTTGCTTGGTATTGTGTCTCCGTCTATTGTGTACAATAAAATAGTGTCATCCAGCGTTGACGTCGCTATGGTGCCAACTATCTCGTTTCCGTTTGGTTGTGTCAATCTTATCTGTGATGTGCCATTTGTGACCTTGCCATACTGATCGAGTAGAACTTTCCAATTGACCGCTGGACCAAATGTTTCAAATGGATCATAGTTACTTGGTTCATTCGCTCCTGTGTGGAATCCATCTCCTCCTGATTTAACATTTGTACCCGTTGAACCTAATAATCTTAGTTGATTACCTGTAACTAACAATCCAAAGTTATTTGGTGTGATGTAACTCCTAGATGTAAGTTCCCCGTCTATCAATCCTTTGGCTATGCCGCCGTCATCGTCATATATGCTCATTATAATTTTTTGTACAACACCCAGTTTCTTGACTTTCACTGGTGGTGATAGCCATATGGGCATTGAGAACGTCAGTGTTGCAACATCTATCTCCGAATCTGCACCCACGGGTATGGTCCTAGAACTGAAAGTTGTTCCTGTCAATTCAACGTAACTCAAACTGGTCCAATCAATGTAGTTGTCTGTTTTCTGTATCTCGAAGTCTGGATTAAAAAGATACAATATCTGTTCCATGATCTGTAGTTTCTGATCTGTGTTCGTGGTCCAAATATCCGCCGACACTTCCATCCTGAATGGTGATGGCATCACCTTTTCAACTGTGTAGCCTGCACCCATCTCATTGGTGTAGTTGCCGTCTGAATCTATGCCTCTTTCTCTCAAATGCTGTTTCTCTATGTGATAAGGATTCTGCATCCTATCCCTGTCGTAATTCAGTTCTCTGACATACGCCGCAATCCTCGGTGCATACTGTAGTGCGTTCTCTGAGTTGTTCCTGATTATGTTCGCCACCTGTCTTGTTGGATCTCCGTACACCACCGGCACTGCCCTTAGTTGCACGGAACCGTCACTGCCTTTACCGGTCTCCACGGAGAAATTGCTCAAGATCCTAATGAATTGAGTGAGAAATTTCCTAACCTGTCCTTCGTAAAAGTGTAGCATTCTTAATTGTCAGCCTTTGGTTTCAGTGCATCTGTCAATGACTGTCTCTGTTTGACCGTTAATCCGTTTATTGTTGATTCCGTTGTGTTGTTGACGAAACTTGTTTTGTAGTTTGATCTAGAATCATTGTTCGTTGTAGTTATTCTCACACTGTCTTCAATTTTGACCCATCTGACTCCGTCATAACGGAACAATCTGTTGGGTAAGAAATCTGTCCTCAAGAAGTAATCGCCTTGGTCAACGCCAGACGTTGGGAATGTGATACCAAATCCTGCAGGATTTCCGTTGGGTGCCACACCATCTCCATCTAGGTAGAATCCGTAGTGTGAACTTGCTGGTGTGTCTATTGTGGCATTCACCGTGTTATCACTGCTGGCTCTCTGTGCTTCAGTGTTAACATTTTCTGTCCTGATGTTACCTCTTTCATCGATTGGTGCAACATAATATTGCTTGTAGTTGAATCCCGCCTTTGGTGCATCCTGCTCTGCCTGTGCAACGATCTGATCGTTGATGGTTTTCTCCCTGTTGTATGTGCTCATGTAACTGGCGACCGATCCTGTGGTTGTCGCGTCACCTATGATGTCTTTGAATTCTTGTGAATCTACTAGAGTTTTCATCTTCAATCTCAACAGATGTGGCCACCATGTTTGACTGAATCCTTCCGCGGCCCTGTTCACATCTTCTACCACGTAGTATCTCTTCAGTGCGATTGGCACACTTTCGTCCAGAGAATAATCTTCTTTCATGTGAGGGAATTCTATTACATCGCCACTCATCGGTTTCCTACCAATCCTTTCCACGATATCATTCAAATGCACTGTAAGGAATAGTGTGTCATTCTGTAAGAACATGCCAAACTGTGATAGGTTGAAATCTGCATCTTGCACATTGTATATTCCTCTGACTGTGTACACATCGCTAGAATATTTCCTGTCTCTGTTTTCTAAAAATAGTAAATCTTGTATTGTGGTCTCGTTTAGGTCACTTCCCGTCACCCTAGGTTGACTGGGACTCGCAGGTCCGTCTTTGTTTGTGTCTCCCTGATCGTAAGGTCCTAGGTATTTGTGTAGGTGTAGATCTGTGCCACCTACTGTGAACATCTCTCGGATGTTGCGATCGAAGAACTTGTAGTCGTTGCCCTTTTCAGGCTTAAAAATGGATAATCTTGGCATATCATACATATTTATTGCACAGGCAATGACTATAAATATGAGTATGTCAGAACTACAAACAGGACAACAGGAAATTTTCGATTACGTCAAGAACAATCTCGGCGACGGGATGATTGACGTGGAATTAGACCCAAAACACTACCAAACGGCACTGGAAAGAGCTGTGAACAAATTCAGACAGAGATCTTCGAATGCTGTTGAAGAATCATATGCTTTCCTTGAATTGAAGAAGAATCAAAACACCTATATCTTACCAGATGAGATTATCAATGTGAGGAATCTTAACAGGAGGACAGTGGGATCAAGGACCGAAGGTGGTGAAGGTGGAACATTGTTCGAACCATTCAACCTTGCATACACGAATACGTATCTCCTGAGAGCAGGTGCCACAGGTGGTCTGGCAACCTACTACGCTTTCGCATCGTACCAGGAACTTGTTGGCAAGATGTTTGGTAGTTTCATACAGTTCCATTTTGACGTGGCGACTAAAAAATTAACCATCACACAAAGACCTAGGGCAGACGATGAGACTGTACTGATGCACACAGACAACTACAGGCCAGACATCACACTGTTCAAGGACATCTATTCAAAACCGTGGATCAGAGACTACACTCTCGCTGTGTCTAAGATCATGCTAGGTGAGGCCAGAGGCAAATTCAACACCATTGCAGGACCACAGGGTGGTACCACACTGAACGGTGACGCACTGAAGCAAGAAGGCCAGGCGGAAATTGACCGGTTAGAAGCGGACATTGGAAATTTCCAAGAAGGTGGAACACCACACAGTTTTGTTATTGGTTAATTGACCAAAATCTCCATTTAAATACCCTGCAATGAAAAATTCCAAATACAAAAAATACTCAGACCTCTCGCTTGATGAACTGGAAAAGTTAGTAGAGGAGTTGGAAATTATGAGCATAAAGGCGTTGAAAGAACGCAAGAAAACCCTGAGAGCATCAATATTGAGATCCGTGAGAAAAGCAATCAAAGAGATTGAAAAACGTCTAAAAAAATAGTATAATAATACTATGCTGATAGGTGTAGTAGGATTAATAGGTTCTGGCAAAGGCACTGTGTCTGACAGGCTAGTGGAACGACACGGATATCAAAAAGACAGTTTCGCCAAGAGTCTCAAAGATGCCGTGGCATCAATGTTCAATTGGGATAGAAATTTATTAGAGGGTGACACTGACGCCAGCAGGCAATGGAGAGAACAGCCAGATGCTTTCTGGAGTGAAAAGTTTGGCAAGCCAACAACCCCAAGATGGGTGTTGCAGTACTTTGGAACAGAAGTCATGCGTGGACAGATGTACGACGGAATATGGGTGGACAGTTGCATAGGCAGATATAAAGGCCAAAAAACAGTCATTGCAGATGTAAGATTTCCTAATGAAGTGAAACAGATCAGAGAACGTGGTGGCAAGATCATACTCGTAAAAAGAGGACAAGATCCCGACTGGTTCGTTGATTACACAGAGGGCAACATAGAACCAAAAGACATACACAGTTCAGAATACGCTTGGGCAAAGGAAGAGTTTGATTTCGTTATTGAAAACAATGGTACAAAGGAAGAATTATACGCCAAGATCGACAACCTAATCGTCAGCGACAAGATCACCAACACGCCAACCCAATCTACGGGTACTGCCCAGCCTTTGGCAATTGGCGCAAACAGTTTTTAAGTTTGTAGTAGCAGTATTCCTCAGATCACCATCAACGAACAGCACATCCAGTTGTGATTTATCCTGTGCTTTGAATCCACATAATTCACATTTCCGGTGTTTCTTGTATCCGGATCTTTGTAGTGCTGTCACACCTCCCACACGCTTGCCGGCCCGTTTCCTGATACAGGTGTCGCACCGACTACGCCAATACACCCGACCATATCTCTGGTAGGCGTAGGCCCTAGGTTTAGTCTTGCACTCCGTACACAACGGTCTGTCTTTGTACTGCATGTGTGTATTTACGTCGCCTATATAGGCACCTCGAAAACGGTAAATTATGTCGCTAAAACCATACGATTGAATAAATAACTCTAGTATATACGTAACTTGCAAGGAGAATACGAAAAATGGCATTAACATCACCAGGAGTAGAGGTTTCAGTAATTAACGAAAGTTTCTACGTACCATCAGATGCGGGTACAACACCACTATTCATAGTAGCATCATCACAGGACAAGTCAAATGGGGCCGGAGACGGGACTGCTGTAGGAACAACTACTGCCAACGCCAACACCGCTTATTTGATCTCGTCACAGAGAGAATTAACAGAGACTTTTGGAGATCCAAAATTCTACACAGACGCATCAGGAAATTCATTGAACGGTTATGAGTTAAATGAATATGGCTTACAAGCGGCCTACAGTTTCCTAGGAGTTGCCAACAGAGCATACGTCCTAAGAGCGAACGTGGACACAGCAGATTTAGTTGGAAGTGCTACGGCACCAACAGCGGCACCAACAGATGGCACATACTGGTTTGACCTTGCATCAAGCAGTTACGGTTTATTTGAATGGTCAAAAACTAATCAATCATTCACAACAATTACTCCAACACTTATCACTTCAACAAGTGACCTAGTTGGCGGTGTCTCAACTGGTGCACCAAAAACTTCAATAGGTGTAATAGGTGATTACGCAATCAACACAACACACGTTACCAACAAGATCTACAAGAAGACAGCAAGTAACACTTGGGTACAGGTTGGATCAGAAGCATGGTCAACATCTCTACCAGTTGTGTCAGTCGCTTCAGGAACTACAGTGACTAGTGGACACACAATGATCATGAACGGTGTTACAATAACAACAAGTGGTACGACACTTTCAAACGTTGCATCAGTGATCGGATCAAATGTTACTAACGTGACAGCAAGTGTGAACAGCACAACAGGTAACCTAGAAATATTCCATAACGGTAAAGCACTAGGTGATTCAACGGGTGGTGCGGGCACTATCAGATTCGAAGAAGGAAATGGAACACTGTTAGCAGACCTTGGAATCACAGCAGGTGTCAACAATGGTCCTAAATTCCTACAAGACAAACACACTAACAGACCTACTTGGAAGACAGCAGATGAGAACAGACCCAACGGTTCAGTTTGGTTCAAGACAACTTCTGCAAACTCAGGTGCGGCATTAGTGACAAAACTTTACAGTTCATCAAGTGCTAGTTTCTCACAAGTTGCTAGTCCACTTTATGCTAACCACCATTCTGCGATCTACAACCTAGACGCGGCGACTGGCGGAACTGCATTGAGCACAGGCACAGTGTACGCACAGTACAACGTGACTGAGGAGTCAATGACGGCAGGTGATGCCGCAGATGCTACCCCTAACGTTGGTGACTTCCAACTGTTCAGATACGAAGGCGGTGCTACAACTATCACTAGTAACAGCACATCTCCAACTTTCACAAGTTCAGAGACTTTCTCGATACAGGAATCAGTTAAAAACCAAGAAGCGTTGAGTTCAGCAGTCACAGTTACACTTGGTGGTACAGATGCAGATGCATTTGTGGCGGCGGTGAGTGCGGCAGGTTTGACAAACGTTTCTGCAACTAAACTATCAACAGGTGCTATCCAGATGACACACGCACTGGGTGGAGAGTTCAGGATGTTTGACACTTCTGGAACACCATTGGCAGATGCGGGTTTCAGTGCAACGACGGCACACAGTTATGGAACGTACACTGCGAACAGTTCAACTTTGATCGATAACTTGTATGACTTACCAACAGGTGAGAGCCTTGACTCAAGTGCAAACACAGGTATCATGGCAAGTAACTGGAAGAGACTAAGTTACACTGCTTCAACAAGTGCTCCAAGCAATGAGCCAGCAGACGGTACATTATGGTACCACACTGCGACAGACGAAGCAGACATCATGGCACACAACGGTACAACTTGGGTTGGTTATGCAACAGCATACGCAACAACAGATCCAAATGGTCCACAGTTTAGTGCAACAGCACCGACTACACAATCAGACGGTACTGCACTTGTGACTAACGACTTATGGATTGACACAAGTGACCTTGAGAACTATCCAAAACTTTACAAATACAACACATCAGCAACTTTAAGTTCTACAAACACAGCGAACCAAGTGGCAGTGACCACTTCAGGTGCGGCTTGGGAACTGGTTGACAAAGCAGACCAAACCACAGAAGACGGTATCGTGTTTGCAGATGCTAGATACCACACAACGGCAGACAAGGCGGATTCATTGTCAACAGGCGGTGCGGGTACAGCCAGCTCAATCAAAGATTTATTGAGCGATGGTTTCCTAGATCCAGATGCTCCAAATCCAGA